TTATTCCCATAACTACAGATTTAACAAAAGTATATTTATCAAATATATCTCTATCTACTTGCATATAACAAGAATTAGATAACTGGAAATATATTTTACTATCATCTTTATTTTCTATCTTATCAATAAATTCAATAATACCATCCAGATTTAAATAATCTAATGCATATTTAATTCCTTTACTCATATAGAATAACATAGCAGGAATAGTTCTATTAACTACTACTACAGTATATAATGGTAATTTATATTCTACTCCATCTATATCTTGTACTACTTTTGGTATTCTTCTTACATCTACAGGCATTAGACTTTTTAGAGATATTCTATTACCTACATTGTAAATAGACTTTTCAACCATTTGATATATAATATAATATTTCTTTCCTTTAATTACATAATAACCATTTTCATCCTGTAATGGTATTAGAATAGATTTAGATATATTATGTATTTTATATTCATGAGCTTTTGTAGATGGATTTGTATCAGGAAGAGCTAATTCAATATGTACTGTTAGTCTTCCCACTCTATCATCACCTATAGCTTTAATACCATATCTTTCTTTCTTTTTCTTCTTTTTGTCTCTACGGAACACATAATTATTTATGTCTATTTCAGACTCTTTCTCTGTATAATCAAAACCAGTTATTTTTATCGGTTTTAATATTTCAAGAGATTTAAATGCTTCCTTTACATATTCTACTAATGGTTTATCTGCTGATTTCTCCAATAATGGAATATTTAGTTCTTTCTCCCATTTATTTACATAATGACATAAATTTGACCTCATATCATCACCCTTTCAAAAAAATATATTGTATTACTTATAATGGATTGAAGATTATATTTCAAATCTTCAATCCATCTAATCAATTACTCATGAATAGATGTTGCTGCTTGGTCATCTTTCATTAGTAATTTAGCTTCAATATTTGGTCTGATATAGATAGAAGAACCATCCTCGGTCTCCATGCAACCAATATGAAAACAACTAATGAAATTAATTTCAAACTCGAATTCACCTAATTCTTGTCTTTTGATTCTAACATAATTTACAGTAGCTTCATATACTGTAATAAATATTGGCATTACCAGTTCACTAATTCCGATATGAACATCTATCGATTTAAGATCTTCGATAACAGCATTACTGATTTCTCTAATAATACCTGGCTGTGTTATGACATTCTCAATATTCCACTGAGTAATTCTCTCAGTAGGAGTATTCGCATCATCACTTATATTATCCTTTACAGACTTATTTAAATGATTCATAAAAATCATATAGTTACCCTGCTTCTCATCATCATCTGATGTATTAGTAGTATAACCAATTTCAAGTCTATCACATATATTAAGCTTAAACTCACTCAATTTACTCTCGTATGATTTAAGAGTATTTATGATAACCTTATATGTCCTTTCTACTATAACTGCTATCAACTTAGGATCATTCAACGGAACTTTAAACTTCTCATATAATATTTTTATTGCTGATGAACAAATTGGAATTATATGCTCTTCATCCTCAACCACAAATTCATTATAATCATTTAAATATTTCTCATCCATTTTACTTATTACCTCGCTTACTTTATTATTTCTATATTCTTTTCTTCACCTAACCATGTATCTGTTACAGCTAGTGAAGTTATTTCTGGTTTAAAATCTGATGGTAGGTCTACATTTATGTTAAACCTAGTTATTCCATTATCGTCATTATCACCAGCCATTATATATGATAGATTCATATATTCATCATCGTTATCTTTAAAAAATGATATAGATATAGTGAATGTACCAATATCATCAGCATCACCATATGGTTTGTATAATTTCTTTGTATCACTTCCGACTCCAATATAATTAACCCTTTTAAGCATTATATCATCTATCAGTCGAAATAATTCTTTACCTTTATTAATCAACTCATCACTGACCATCTATTATTTCCTCGTAAGAGTTACTTTTGATGTCTTTGATAATATAGCCTGTGTTGATGAAACTATATTAGGAAGATACTTTTCTATCTTTGCAATAGGATTATCTCCAGTTGTATTGAATAAGATATTTGTATTTAACTTATCTACATTCAATATTACTATGTGACTTAATCCAGTTCTCTTATCTACATCCAACGATACAGTCAACTGTCTTGTTGTTCTATTATCTCCTTTCTTTTTAAATATCGCATTTACTGTACCCATAGATCCATCTTTAGGATTAATCTTCTTTACTAATGTAACATCAAACTCCTTTACATTACATGAAAGTGCAATACACTCTTTAATACTCTCTATTGTATTAGCTACTTTCTCATCAATACTTACTTTTCCCATTTGATTTCCTTTCTTATTGAAAATATTTATTATTTGGCTACTTTAAAATAATATGTAAATATATACAACATACCATTAATGTAGTTATAATTTATTTTATATCTACATTATAGTACAAAGTAACTGAAAGCTTACAACACAAAGTCCTTGATTACATTTGTGGTTCTTGCTTACTGTTTTGCTGTCACACTTACCCTGTGACTACTTTTTGTCGCGAAATTGACATGAAAACCTCCTTGATAAATAAATTTGTCGATGCTTGAGT